CACCTCGTTTTGGTGGCGCTACTGCTGCAAGCACATCTGTTGCATCACCTTTGCAGGTTATTGCACGTATGGGTCGCTTGCTTGACCAACAGAATGTAGACTCTCGTGGTCGCTGGCTGGTCTTGGACGCTGTATTTATGGAACTCTTAAAAGACGAAGATTCACGGGTATTAAATGCCGATCAGGGTGGCTCAGGTCTCCAGAATGGTCTTGTATTGAACAACCTACACGGCTTCCGTATCTATCAGTCAAATAACCTACCTTCAGTGGGTACAGGCTCAGGTACGTCAGGTTCAGCTAACCAGGACACTAACTACGGTGTGATTGTTGCTGGACATGATTCAGCAGTTGCTTCTGCAGAGCAGATCAACAAAGTTGAGTCATATCGTGACCCAGACTCATTTTCCGACATTGTTCGTGGAATGCATCTTTACGGCAGGAAGATTCTTCGTCCAGAAGCAATCGTAACTGCTAAATATAACGCAGCGTAAGGGAGGATATAACTTATGGCTACTTTAACCACATTTTTAGCACCCACTCGTGGAGCAGGTAATCCTTCACGGAAGCCTTACATGATTGAAAACACTCTTGACCTCACTGCAAGTGCGGTTGATTGTTCATCTGGTGACATTATTCAGGCACTTACTATTCCTGGTAATACTGTCATTCTATGGGCAGGTATTCAAGTAATGGAATCTGCTACTATGAACACAGGTTCTAACGCTACTGCTATTCTTGGTACAGCGGTTGACCCTAACGAATACGTAGCTGCGTTTGATATTGATGGTGCTGCAGATCTTGCATATGCACCAACAGTAGCTCAAGCAGGTGTTCTTGTCAACGCTGCTGCAGATACAATGGACGTAACCTTTGCGGGTGACGGCGCAACCTTTAGCGCAGGTAAACTACGTGTTTACTGTATGCTAATGGATGTCTCTGAAGTCGGAGTACATACTGCTGAAACAGTAGATCGTGACACACTAGCATAATTGCTAAACTAGGGGGGCTGGGCAACTAGCCCCTCTAACTTTGCTTAAGGGATACAGTTTTTATGGCTACATACATTACTCTAGTAAACCAATTACTTAGACGAATAAATGAAACAGAGCTTGACGCTGCTGGCTCAGGATTCGGAGATGTACGTAACTTACAAGCACTAGCTAAAGACGCAGTAAACTCAAGTATAAGAGAAATACTACAAGTATCACAAGAGTGGCCCTTTACTTTAACTACTAATGTAGAGACACTAGTTGTAGGCTCAGGCGTGTATAACTTTCCTGCAGATCTATCCAAAGTAGATTGGGATACCTTCTACATTAAGAAGCACGTTACACAAGAGAACGAACCACGTAGACTTCCTGTAATTACATATGCAGACTACCTACGTAGCTTTAGACCTATAGAGGATATAGGAGGCACTACAGCTAGGTCCGTACCTCTTCGTATCTACCAGACACAAGACTCTAAGTTTGGCGTTACTCCCATTACAAACGCTACATATGAAATAGAATATAGATACTGGTCCTTCCCTGCTGACCTATCAGCTTTTGGCGATGTATCTATAATACCAGACAGATTTAACACTGTTGTTGTTGACGGAGCTATGATGTATATTATGCGCTTCCGTTCCAATGATCAGAGTGGACAGATACACGAGAAGAAGTTTATGGATGGCATTGACAACATGCGGCGTCTATTACTAGATACACCTTTGTACATATCATCTACAGTAACAGGAAAACACTTTAATTCTATAACTGGTGCTCAATAATGGCAGAACAACTATCCACGTTTGCTACACCTTGTAGCGGTGGACTTTTCAACAACCTAGATCCCCTTACTCACGGTGGTCAGTTTGCTGGATCAGCTTACAAACTAATTAACTATGAACCTGCCCTTGAAGGCGGGTATAGACGTATTAGTGGGTTCTCTAAGTCTTATGGTGAACTTACAGGTGATACAGACAATCTTGTAGCTGTGCTTGGTGTACACATATCTGCTGATGTAGAGCAAGGTGTATTTGGCATGAGGAAACCTGCTAGTGGTAATAATCATTCGCATTGGTACAACCACTATTACACTGTAGCTGTTACTAACGGATCAGGGACAAACCTAACTGTAGGTGAAAAGATTACAGGTGTGGTTAGCTCATCGAATGCTGATGCTGTTGCTGCTACGCCTACTGTAGTCTCTACTAGCTCAAACAGCATAGTTCTAAACTTTGGTAAGCTACCTAGTATTATTTTTGTAACAGGTAATGTTATTACAGGTGCTACATCTGATGCCTCTACAACAGTTACTGCTACCCCTACTGTAATTGGTTGGACAGAGATCACTTCTGATGTTATAGCAAATGACAGAAATGGTGTATGTGCTGCTCAGACAACTAGTGGTGCAGCTAACTTAGCTATCAATGGTGCATTACACTCAAGCAATACAATTAACTTTACAACTGCTGCATCTGAACAACCCAGAAAAGTTACTATATTCTCTGCAGGTGGAGATGTATCAGGTATAACTCTTACAATAACAGGTACTGACTACTTAGGCCAAGCACTAGTTGAGATTGTAACTGGCCCAGCAGCCAATGCTACAGTGACTAGTACTAAGTACTTTAATACTATTACACAGATAGCCGCAAGTGGTGCTGTTACAGGTAACATAGAAGTAGGCTCAGGCGCTGGCTTATATAGACCTACAGCCCCTACTATGGTAGGTGTTTCACAAGTTAGGTTTGAGAACTTTAACTGGGGCGCTCCTAAGTTTGCTATGGTAGATGGGATAAACCCTGCAGCAACTTATGATGGCTCTAACTACATACAAATCGTAGATAGTAATGCTCCTACAGACCCTACACTAGTTGCAGCCTTTAACAATCACTTATTCTTAGCTGGCGATTCAGCAGATCCATACCACTTACACTTTAGTTCCCCTGTAGCTGAGACAGACTTTAGCCCTGCTAATGGTGCAGGAGTTATAAACGTAGGCTTTAAGATAGTACAGATAAAAGCTTTCCGTGATCAGCTATACATATTTGGTTCTAACAACATTAAACGTTTAGTCGGTGACAACCAAGCTAACTTTGTATTACAGAATGTAACAGGGAACTTAGGGTGTATAGCACCTGATAGTGTTGTTGAGTTTAACGGAGAGCTTATCTTCCTAGCACCTGATGGTATTAGACCTGTGTCTGGAACTGATCGTATTGGCGATATTGAGCTTTCAACTTTATCTAAGCCTGTACAGTCACTCTTTGAAGACTTCACTGAGAACGAGGACTTAACTACTATTAAGACTGTAGTTATAAAAAAGAAGTCTCAGTTTCGTATGTTCTTCCAAGACCAAGAATCACTAGGTATCATTGCTGGTATTAGAAGGAGTGGTCAAGGTGGTGCTGGATTTGAGTTTGGTCAGATTGTCGGTATTGAGATAAACCAAATAACTAGTGGTTACATAGATGATGAAGAGTTTGTCATTCATGGAGACTCCTCTGGTTTTGTATATAGACAAGAGACAGGCACAGACTTTAACGGTGGTGATATTTTTAGCTTCTTCCAAACGCCTTTCGTTTACATGGAAGACCCTGAAGTAAGAAAAAGTATATATAATGTAAATACCTACATGAGATCAGAAGGTATAGTAAACCTAATTCTAGGCATAGAATATGACTATGGTAATCCAGATGTTTTACTAGATAATGACTACCGCTTAACTACAGAAGGGGCTGCAGCCTATTTTGACAATGCAAAGTATGACGCAACAGAGATATACGATGGTAACCCATCACCAATCAAATCAACTAACGTAACAGGTTCAGGCAAATCAGTATCAATTAAGTATGTGACTAATGGTACAGACCCAAGCCATACTATTCAGGCTTACTCAATAACTTACGGTCTAGGAGACAGGAGATAAAATATGGCAGGTTACACCCGTCAGTCTACAGCAGATATTGTTGCTACTTCAGTAGTACGTGCTGCACCAATAAACTCTGAGTATAACAAACTCAGGGATGCATTTACACATCATACAAGTGGTACAACAGGACACAAGCACGATGGTACTGCTGATGAAGGCTCTTTTGTTCCCCTCATTTCTGACTTAGACAAAAAGAACCACATATCTGTAGATCAAACTAATAATAGGCATGGTGTTTTTGTAGAGGTATCAAGCAACCCTGTAGAGCAGGTACGCTTTCAAGATGGTGTTGTTGTTCCTGTAACAGACAATGACATTGACTTAGGTACATCTTCCTTAGAGTATAAGAATGTCTATGTAGACGGTACTGCTTTTATAGATACTGTTAGTATTGGTAATAACGACTATACTACTATAACTAACAATGAGTATGATGTATCTAATGGCAATCTTACGTTTGACGTAGCTGGTGACATTGTTCTTGATGCAGATGGCGGTGATGTAACTCTAAAGGATGGCGGTACAGCATACGCAACCTTTACTAACACATCAGGCAATCTTATCCTTAAGAGTGGTACAACTACTGCTGCAACTTTTGCTGGTGCTAATGTTGACTTAGCTGGTACACTTGATGTAACGGGTGCTACAGTGCTAGACAGTACTTTGGCTGTAGCAGGTGCTGGAACAGTAACAGGAACTCTAACAGCCTCTAACAACGCTGCTATAGGCGGCAACCTAAATGTAACAGGTAATACTGTACTTGGTAACGCTGCATCTGATACAGTAACAGTAACTGCTGATGTAGCCTCTAATCTGATACCCTCTGCTGATAGTACTCACAGTCTAGGTGATAGTAGTAACTATTGGTCTAGTGCATTTATAGATGCTATTACAACTACAGGTGCAGTTACTATTGGTACTACACTAGACATGACTAGTGGTAAAATTAATAACTTAGCTGATCCTACAGCAAATCAAGATGCAGCTTCAAAGGCTTATGTGGACACACAAGTAGCTAACTTAGTTGACTCAGCACCAGGGGCGCTAAACACACTTAACGAACTTGCTGCAGCTATTGGCGATGATGCAAACTTTACTACTACTATAACAAATAGTATTGCTACTAAGTTGCCTCTTGCTGGTGGTACAATGTCTGGCGTTATTGCAATGGGCAGTAACAAGATTACTGGGCTTGCTAATCCAACAGCTACAGGTGATGCAGTAAACAAGTCTTATGTTGACACGGTAGTTGGTGAAGCAGATACAGCATCTAACAGCGCTGCAGCAGCCGTAGCTGCACTAGATAGCTTTGATGATCGTTACTTAGGTGCTAAGTCTTCTGAACCCTCAGTAGATAACGATGGTGATGCTCTTATTACAGGTGCTTTGTACTTTAACTCTAGCAGTAATATTATGTTTGTTAGAACTTCTGGTGGTGGTTGGACTGCTGCTGGATCAGCCGTAAATGGTACATCTCAACGAGAGAACTTTATAGTAGGTACTAACTCTAATAACTCTGCTGGCGCTTCTTATGGTGGTTCTACTACAGCATTTCCTATAACATATAATTCACCTTTTGTAGACGTATACCTCAATGGTGTTAAGCTTGTCAATGGAACAGACGTTACAGTAACATCAGGTACTACAGTTGTATTAGCTGCTGGTGCTACTGCAGGTGATAGTCTTAGTGCCATTGGATATGGTACTTTTGTTCTATCTAATCATTTCACTAAGACAGAATCAGATAATAAATATGCAGTTAAAGCAGGTGCAACGTTTACAGGGACTACATCTTTTAGTGATGGTAACATAACAAATGTAGGTAATATAGCATTAGATAGCTTGACAGCAGATGGAAGTGCTATTACAATAACAGGTAATACTACTTTTGCTGATGGTTCATTTGACTTTAATATTGCTTCACATGATACATCTAATGGTCTTAAACTTGGAGGTACACTAGTTACAGCTACGGCTGCTGAGTTAAACATCATGGATGGCGTTACGTCAACTGCAGCAGAACTAAACATCTTAGATGGTGTTACTGCTACTGCTACTGAGCTTAACCTTATAGACGGGGTAACTTCTACTACAGCAGAGTTAAACTTAGTTGATGGATCTACTGCAGGTACTATTGTAAACAGTAAAGCTGTTATTTATAGTTCTGGTGGTCAGGTAAATGGAACTACTTTAGCAATAGCAGGTACAGCTATAACATCTACTGCTGCTGAACTTAATATACTTGATGGCGTTACTAGTACTGCTGCTGAGTTAAACATATTAGATGGTGTTACTTCTACTGCTGCTGAGCTTAATATACTTGACGGTGTTACTTCTACTGCTGCTGAACTAAACATACTTGATGGTAAGGCTTTTTTAGATGAAGATGATATGTCAAGCAACTCAGCTACAGGTATACCATCCCAACAAAGTGTTAAAGCATATGTAGACGCCGTTGATACTGGAGCTACTAAAGGATTTGCTATAGCAATGGCAATCGTATTCGGATAAAGGAAGAAATAAATGACCGTAATTAACCTAATAAATGTATCAACTATTACACCTGTAACGGTGGCTGGTGCAGTGACAACAAGTAGGGCATCTATTATTGATGTTGCTGCTGACAAAGTTGCTAAAGTAAATACACTACTTATTGCAAATGTTGACGGTACAAATGCTGCTGACATTACTGTTGAAGTAAGTGTAGACAATGGTTCAAACTATGTAGCTCTAGCTAAGACAGTCTCTGTACCAGCAGATGCAACACTAGTCGTTGTAGGTAAAGACAATGGCTTTTACTTAGATGAAACAGACTTACTTGCAGTTACAGCTTCTGCAGCTAGTGACTTAACATACTTGTGTAGTTTTGAACTAATGGATGATGCTTAATAGGGGCAACGACTAATGGCTAGAAGAAATGGTGGCTTTGTAGGTCAAGATGGATTAGATGCACCTGATATACCAACAGGTGTTACTGCCTCTGCTGGCATTTCATCAGTCAGTGTAGCATTTACTGCTCCTACTGATACAGGTACATCTGCTATTACTGGTTTTGTTGCACAAGTAAGTACAGATGATACAGCCTACAGTGCAGGTTCTAACACAGGTACGTCTTCACCTATTGCTGTAAGTAGTCTTACTAACGGCACTGCAGTTACAGTTAAAGTATGGGCTATCAATGCTTACGGTACATCTGCACCTAGTGCTGCTAGTAGTAGTGTAACTCCTTCTACCAGTGGAGCAGCTGTTATAGGTGGAGGAATTAGTGGTTATGCTGCTTCTTTAGAGGCTATTCTTATGGCTAGTCTTGGAAATAGTCTTGATTTTGGTGATTTAGCCGTAGGTGTTTCTAATAGTCCTGCAGGAGTAGGAAATACTGCAAGAATTATTTTTGCAGGTGGTTTTGACGGTAGTAATAATTCAGATGTAATTCAGTTTGGAACTTATGCAGGTGGAACATTTGAAGACTTTGGTAATCTTACAAATGGAAGAAATGGTACTTGTGGATGTAATAATAATACCAGAGCTGTTTTTTCTGGTAGTAGTACCTCACCGGGAAATGTAATAGACTATATAACAATAGCATCTGAAGGTAATACTACAGATTTTGGAGATTCAACACAAGCTCGTGAATCAGTTAAAGCCGTAAATAGTACCACTCGTGGTGTGTTTATAGGGGCCGAATCTCATAATGTAATAGACTACATAACCTTTGGCTCTACAGGTAATGCTACAGATTTCGGTGATATGGTTTCAGCAGCTACACATAGTGGGGGTGCGTGTAGCAATGCAACTCGTGGTTTATATGCAGGTGGAAACCGTTCTGGTAATATAAATGATATTCAATACATTACAATAGCTAATACAGGTAATGCTTCTGACTTTGGCGATCTTACTACCGCAACAGTATACCTAGATGGAGGATCAAGTGCTACTCGTGCTGTTTTCATGGGATCAGCAAGTGGTAATATTATACAATATGTAACTATAGCTTCGACAGGTAACGCCACTGACTTTGGAGATTTAATTGCTAACCGTGTTCAAATACCAGCTGCTACATCTAATGCTCACGGAGGACTTTCATAATGCCCAACTATAATGGCGTATGGAGCCTCTCAACACAATATCAGTATGTAGCAGATTGGCCCAGATACACAGGTATTGGTATTTTTGCTGGTGGATTTACTGGTTCTGCTGCTGTTAATAGAATACAAGAAATAAACATTAATTCTACAGGAAATGCTGTAGACTTTGGGGACTTAAGTGCAGCTAAATTAGAAATGGCTTCTGCGTCCTCTAGCACTAGGGGTGTATTTAGTGGTGGTACAACTGATGGTGGCTCTGATGGTGTAGTAAATGTAATAGAGTTTATTACTATAAGAAGTAAAGGAAATGTTACTGACTTTGGTAATTTAACTACTGCCACAAGAAACTTTTCAGGTATGGGCAGTAGTACTAGGGGTATTTTTGCTGGTGGTTATACCAATGCTTATATTAACGTAATAGAGTATATTACTATAGCTAGTGTAGGTAATGCCACAGACTTTGGAAACTTATTGGGAGCCACTGGTAGATTATCTACTACTTCCTCTCCTACTAGGGGTCTTATTGGAGGCGGACATAGTGCATCAAATGTAATACAATACGTTACTATAGCTACTACTGGTAATGCTACAGATTTTGGCGATCTATCTGTTGGTCGTGATGATCTTGCAGCTTGTTCTTCAAAAACTCGTGCTGTTTTTGGTGGTGGTGGCACTGGTAGTAATTCTAATGTTATAGACTACGTTACAATAGCCTCAACAGGTAATGCCTCTGACTTTGGAGATTTAACTACTGCAACAGAATATTTAGGAGCTTGTTCTGGAACAAGTAGTGATAGAGGTATTTTTGCTGGTGGACATACTGGTTCTTATGTAGATGTAATAGAGTTTATTACAATATCTAATACAGGTAACGCCACTGACTTTGGAAACTTAGTAGCTGCTGATGCTTTATCTATTGCAGGTTGCTCTGACAGTCACGGAGGTATAGCATAATGTCGTACAAACAAATGACAGGCAACATAATCTCCGCAACAAAAGTAGAACCTGCTGATAAGTTTATAAATAGTGCAGCTTCTGGTGTGTGGAACTTACAAGATCAATATGATTATAGGACAGGTAATAACTGGCCTAGTACAGATAATGCTGCTCCACAGCTTGCTTTAGTAGCAGGAGATGGTGGTGCATCAAATACTATTGATATAATTAGTCTGGCTTCAAGTAGTAATGGAGTAGACTTTGGTGATTTAATTGCTGCAACAAGGCTCCCAGCGGCAGTTGGATCAGCAACCAGAGGTATTTTTGCAGGGGGTTACATTGGTTCTTACGATGACACTATTCAGTTTAGGGTGTTTTCATCTCTTGGAGATATGGCTGACTTTGGTAACTTGGTTGCAGGAAATGCACAACCTGCAGGTTTAGGAAACTCTACTAGAGGTGTAATTGGTGGTGGGTATGTTTCAGGTGTTTCTAATGTAATTCAATATATAACTCTGGCTGCTGAAGGTAACACAACAGACTTTGGAGATTTAACAGCAGCTAGAACTAATCTTAGTGGTGCATCTAATGCAACTAGAGGTATTTTTGCAGGTGGGACTGTTAGTGGAGTCTCTGACATAATAGACTATATAACTATAGGAAGCACAGGTAACGCTACTGACTTTGGTAATTTAACAGCAGCTAAATCTGACGTCGCAGCTTGTGCTAGTGCTACTAAAGCTTTAATAGGTGGTGGTGACACTGGATCAATAGTTAATAATATAGATGTTATAACTATAGCTTCTGCTGGTAATGCTTCTGACTTTGGTGATTTATTAACAGTAAATAAATCCTTTGCATCTTTTTCTAATACAACAAGGGGTTTCTTTGCAGGTGGAGATGCTAACGGTCAGGTAAATGTTATTCAAAGTGTGGCTTTTGCTAATGCAGCTAACACTACAGATTTTGGAGATCTTATTCAGCCAAGAGAACAGTGTTCAGGTTGCGCTAACTCTCACGGTGGTATAGCTGCATAAGAACTTGCAATCTTTA